GAAACTTGCCGGGCAGACGCTTGAGAATAAAGCAATCTTGCGGGAGATTGTGAATGAAAAAGAAAACATCCAAGCGCTTGTGCGTAGGAATGAACAGATTATTGAGAATGTCAAGGCAGAGTATGAACGCTTGGCTGTTGAAAAGAATAAAGCACAGGCTTTGATTCAGGAAGCGGATATAAAAACGCGATCATTAAAAGATAAAGAGGATGAGATCAACATTAAGGCCGCGCAAGCCCTTGAGAGATTAAACGCGGCTGTTAAGGTTGAGGAGTTTAATAAACAGACTTTGTTTGATATCCAGAATGAGCGAAAAGCTTTATCAAAATCCGTTGAAGGATATGAGCATAAGATTGAAGAAACGCAAAAGATGATCCAGATTCAAGAGAAGTTAATTCGTGAGGCTGATGCTAAGCTCAGGCAAATAAATTTAGAGACAGAGAAGAATGCCGCAGAGTTGACGGCACTAAAAGCTAAGGAAAAGCTTTTAAATGAGAAAGAGCGCGCGTTAAATGAACGCGAGAAGAATGTAAAAATCTTAGAGAAGAAAATAACTGAAAAGGAGCAATAAAATGGAAAAGATTTCTGTAAGTCGTTTGTTAAAGTCTGATGGAACATATGCTGATATTGCTGTTAATGCCACAGCAAATGTCTGGACAGCGTCGCACAAGATTGCGTATGGAAGCTCGTTTGCTGTATCCTTGCGCGCGAAGTCTTCTACCGGGACGCCGGACCTAGATATTTACCTAGAACAAACGCACCTTAATCCTAAAGATGACGCGGAAGGGAACTCCAATGCAACAGGTGAAGGCGTTATTGGCGATGTCTATAATGGTTGGGCAATTCCAGACGGAGTATCAAAGCTTGCTGACATCACAGACGAGAACTGGCATCATTTTGTTGTGACGCCGCTCGCATTACCTTATATGAGATTATTGTTAGATGGGCAAGGAACTAGCCCTGCGGATACAACTGTCGAAATTCATATATCACAGCTTGAGGGATAATGAATTTTAGAAGAGTTTTAATCTTATTGTGTTTTGTTGTTGGCATTCCGTATTTCGTTTACGCAGACGGATACCAGCGCGGGAGCGGATTTAATGAAGGGGATCTGGACATGCAGAAGTATTCTGTCCAATTCCACGAAGTTGACAACACGCCTTCTTGTCCGCCTTCAGATGAGATTAAAGTTTATGCAAAAGATAGCTCCGGAGATACAAAAGTTTATACGCTTGACAGCGCTTGCGCAGAGACAGAGCTTGGCGCTGGCTCATCCGCTATCAACTGGTCAGACCCATTAAACGCACCATATACCGGCTGGACAGACGACGGCACAGTAGTCAGGTTGACGACTTCGACGGATAATGTTGGCGTAGGCACAACTAACTCGTTAGCGAGATTGCATGTCAAATCAGCCACAGCGTCAACTATTCCAGTTATTATTCAGACTTCAGATGATAGTGAGACGAATAACGCTTTCCAGCTTTACAGTTCCGCAGGTTCACCTTTAGCCGCTATCACTCCGTTAGGACGTTATTTAGCCTCTGGTTCAGCGACACGCCCAGCGTTCGCCTTCATCGGTTCAGGCAATACGACAACTGGGTATTATGGGGTTGGCTCTCCCATCTCTGATGTTAGGTTCACGATTGCGGGAACAGAGGTATTTCGCTTAACAGTAGGTTCATCCCCAGGTTTCCAGTTAGCCTCTGGTGGTGATGTTACTTGGTCATCTGGAGCCGTAGGTTCGTCGGGTGATACAGGATTAAGTCGTTTTAGCGCAGGATTGGTTCAGGTAACGAACGGCAATATCGCTTCTCCGACAGCAGCAAACCTGACAGCGGCGAATGTAGGCATAGGCACAACTAATATGCAAGCTACGCTGACAGTTTTACAAACAGCGGCATCTGACGCTTTGAGGGTCAATGATGTGGCTGGTGATACAACGCCGTTTATTATTGACCAGAGTGGTAACGTCGGCATCGGCACATCTACTGTTACTTCGGGATTTAAACTTGACGTTGGTCCTTCTGGTAAAGGTCGTTTTCAGGGTGGAATTCGCATTCAATGTAATGGAGCGGCGTTTGGTAATGGTGGCAAACTTACATCAGATTCTAATGGCGACGTTTCTTGCGCCGCTGATACCGATACGACTGGCGGTTGGACCGATGCTGGGAGCGTTGTTCACACGACAACGAATAGCGACACAGTAGGGATTGGTGCTGGCTCGACTTCTCGTTTAGCAAAACTTCTTGTTGAAGACACTGATAATATCGTATTAACTAAAGTGGTCGGTGCTGAAACAGCAAATGTAACCTGTAGCGACTACGGTGATGAAGGTAGTTGTGATGCTACTGTTGTCTGCACTTCTAACCTTTCTTCATGCGGTTCTCCTTCGCCATTCGACCAATCAACCTGCGAGGCACAAGGGAGCGGTTCAGAATGTGCGTGGAATGACGCTGGTGATTGCACGCTGTTTGTAACTCAAGAGGATTGCGAAGCCGAGGGACAGTGTACCACCAACACGCATGATTGCGGTTCATATGGCGATGAAGGTTCTTGCAATGGAGCTGCCAGTTGCAGTTGGCAGACTGACGGAGATTGTACCCCATTTGGTGAAGAAGATTGCAACGCTACTTCTGGATGCTCGCCGAATAATTACGACTGCTCACAACATAACGGCGACCAAGGGGCTTGCGAAGGAGCCAGTTGCACATGGGAAGACCCAAATTGCACAGGAGACTATTTTGTAGATTGCTCTGGTAACTACAATTACTGTGCTGGCGGTGTTGTATTCGATAATTGCACAGGTTCGTATAATTCGTGCACTGGAGATTTCTTCAATTCATGTGATGGTGGAGTAATTGCTGACGTCAACCAAACAACCGAAATGAGCCGATGGATAATCCCGACCACTCAAAGTTGTAGCGTCTATGACAACAACGGCGACAGTTGTGATGCAGAGGGTGACTGCACTTATGATACAGGTGGCACGAACTGTGCAGACTACGATAGCGACGAAAGCGGTTGTAACGCACAGGGAGCAGAGTGTTCTTGGAATGACCCAAACTGCTCTGACCTCGTAGGAACATGCTCTGGAACTATCACCAATGACTATCCAATGTTCTATATCAAGGTAACAACAAACGGCGGTGTGATAGGCTTTAGAACAGCCGACAGCACTTGCTCGTATGCTTATTTAAACAACTCAAACGCATGGGTAACAGGGAGCGAAACATGTCCTACAGAGCCTTAATTCTATTTTTATTCGTGTCCTTATTGGCGACACCAGTCATGGCAGACACGGTAACGAAACTCAACAGCACAACAGTTAAAATTGTTGAGCGTGAGGTTACTGTTCACAAGCTAACGCTAAAGCAAATCAGAGAAAAGTTAGCAGTAGTCAATGAGCAAATCACTCAAGCGACCGCTGAAGTGGACAGGCTAAAAGCTGAAAGGCAACAAATCAAACAATGGCTTGATGCGGCTATTGTCGAGGTGAAAAAATGAGAACACTTTTAATCTTATTATCACTTATCACGCTAACTGTTTCGGCTCAAGCCGCTGACATCACCATCACTATCGCCGACAATAAAATTCAATCAGTCAGGCAATCGCTCTGCGAGCATTACAACTATCAGTCAAAGATTCCTAACGAGGACGGCGATTGGGTTGATAACCCTGAAACCTGCGTTCAATACTCACGGCGTATGCTTAAAGACTATGTGGTAGGAATCCATAAACAGGTTCAGGCAGAAAAAGCGTATCGTGCGGCAAGGGAAGCTAAAGAAGCAGAGATTAATGCGGAGAGTTTTTAAAAATTAACAGAGGGAATATAAATGAAAAATATATTGTTAGCAATAATTATTATTACAAGCTTCGGGTTCTCTGGTGGGAACAGGGGATTCTTGACATCCACAATGCTTTTGCCCGGGTCCACGACATTGCCTTCATCCTGCGCGGACAAACAGATTCATGTTGACACAGATGCAACATCTGGACAAAGGCTATATCTTTGTGAGTCTGGGGTTTGGGTTGTTCAGGGAGCAGCTGGGGTTGATGGGATGTCGATCACAATCGATGGTGGCGCAGCTCCAACGGTTGACGCTTTTGGTGAGTTATCAGGTGATAATAACCTATGGGCTTCGGGTAGAGGCGCGCCATTATTTTACGATGGAACGGCGGCGGTGGCTCTCATTGGGGCGTTGGTAACAGATACACCTTCAAATGGTCAAGTGCCGAAGTGGAATACAGGCGGCACAATAACTTGGGAGACAGATAATGACAGCGCAGGGATTACGGCAGGTGATACCCAAGTTATTTACTCTGATGGTGCGAATAATCCTGTTGGCGATTCTGGTCTCACTTTCAATAAAACTACGAATGTCTTGACCGCAGATGGTGGGTTTGCAACATCGACTTCTGAAACTCCGTATATTCAGTTAGATGCGGCCGGAACAGATACCTCTTGGGCTGTTGGGGTTCTTGGTGATAGCGGCGAAGATAATGATGATGCCTTTTTGATTGGTGTAGGCACAACGGCAGCAGCAGCAAGCTCGAAGATTTTAATTAAGCAAGATGGGAATGTCGGGATAGGGACGACGAATCCGACGGCTTTATTGACTGTTGGTGCTGGTGCGCCGTTTACTGTTAGCTCAACTGGTGCCGTGACAGCTCTATCATTTACCGGCGGAGGTGCTGTTTCTTATTGGCAAGAAACTCTTTTGCCTAATGGGGCTGTTTTAGATGATGCCTCGCCACCTGCTTTAAGCATTGTTGAATCAACTGGCACAGGAACATCAAGGAGATATGTGGCAGACTTTGACCCAACGACAGATGAAATAGTTTATTGGTCATTCTCTGTCCCTTCTGATATGGCTGCTGGTGATTGGTTATTGGACATCAGTTGGCTTACAAACGACACAGGTGCTAATGAGGACGCTATTTGGGCTGCACAGATTTCATGCACAACAGAAGGTGATGCTGATTCAATAGCCGAAGATGCTGCTGGCACAGCTAACACCGCTGCCGAAAATTGTAATGCAACAGAAGCAAACAGGTTAATCCAAACAACATTGACTTTAAGCAATACGGATAGCGTTGCTGCTGGCGATTTCTGTACGCTAAGATTCTTCAGGGATGCCGATGATAGCGTCGGTGACGCAGATAATGACGGGCTAACATCTGATGCAAGGTTATTGAGTGTTAATCTTAGGATTCCGAGGACATAATGCTTAAATATCTTCTAATAATGTTATTTGTTTGCCAAACCGCATGGGCTGGGGTGGCTCTCGATAACACAGACGATTATATTGATTCAAACTACAATCCAAATTACGGAGCATCTGACAGCTTTACAATTTGCTCGAGGGCTTCGCTTGATGATGCGGCAGCAGCCGAAGAATATATTGTTGGCTCAATCCCTGGGGTAAATGTCGCAATTATTCAGCTCGGCTTTGCGAACTTCTGTGGGGCAGGGTTAAAGCCTGTTGTTTATATCCGGGATGATACGAATACGATAGACAATGTTTGTTCAGCTGGCGCAGATGTGACAGCCGGAACTCCATTTAGTCTTTGCCTAGTATATGACGACACAGCAGCAGATGTCATTCTTTATCAAAATGGTTCTAATGTTGCGTCAGACACATCTTTCACAGCATTGGGGGCAAAGAATCTATCGGCTGGAGATTACTTTATTGGCGCAAGAAATAATGTTGGCGGCAGCACAATAGATTCATATTTTGATGGCGTAATTTATGAAGTTGCCTTTTGGAGAACAGCTCTAAACTCCACGCAGGTTGCTGAATATCATAATCAGAAAATTGTTGGAGCGCCTTGCAATATTGTGCCAGCAAGCCTTGAGAAGTATTTTAAGATGGATGATGGCGTTGCAGAAACATCAGCAGACACAGATGCGCTTGTTAATATTTGCGGTTCTGATACAGATTCAGGAAGCGGGAATGACGGATCTAATAACACTGGCTTAACTTGGAAAGCACAATCAATCTTGAATTATCCACAACTATGATAAATAAACTACTAACAACTACTATTTTCCTACTACTCCTCGTCGGAAACGCCGAAGCGACGACTTATTCATTTCTTATTCTTATGCCAATTTTCTTTGCATCGTATTTTATTACATACCCTACAGGTGTAGCTAAATCCAAATCTAAGATTTTCTACTTTATGAAAATTTTCCTCTGTGAGACTTTTTATTTCCTTGCAAACATTACACATTCTTTTCTTATCAGTATTATATGGCTTCTGTCTTGGATGCTGCAATCTCAAGTGTGTTGCTTGATGTGGAAGAAGCTGCAAATTCTCAATTCTATTATCATCTTTAACCCCATTAATATGGTGCACAACTTCTTTCTTGGTGAGGTATCGACCGATAGACATTTCAACAATAAGACGATGTTCTTTTACCATATTATTTTTAGATTTAAACGGATGGCCTGGAGAATATACGAGGATATATCCATAGCTGTCCTTTCTTCTCCCTTTAAAATGCCAAGGCTTATTTCCTTTAATAAATTGACCTTTAGAATTTCTCATATTTATTCCTTTCTATTTTTATGTATTATAACATTTTATTCATCAACCGTCAATGCTACTGTTTTCTATGTTAGGACTGACGGAAGCAACGCCACTAATTGTGACGGGGAAACTGACGCTGCATATGACGGGTCGGGAACAGGTGAAGCATGCGCTTTAAACTCTCCGCATTGGGTTTTTCCGTCAAGAGGAGAATCAACAGCTAAAGCGGCCGCCAACGGCGATACGGTTATTATTAAATCCGGCTCTTACCGAGTTGGTTGTCAAGATGCTACGGATTGCCGAGATTCAAATGTAAACCTTACTCAATCTGCGTATTGTCATCCGTCGTGGCCGTATGACTGTTATATGGGGGTTGTGCCTTCAAATGTGACGATTGTTGGTTGTTCGTTAGACGGCTGTGCTGACCCTTCGCAAAGACCGGAAATTTGGGGCGCAGGACAGATTGGTTATATTTTCAATGTATCAAGCTCCACAGGCGTAACAATTAAAGATATTGAGATAACCGACCATGACGATTGCGGTTCTGGCCATCCGGCATATAGTTGCGGTGGTTCAGATTCATCTGAGCTTTCAGCTAATGACGGCATCTATACAGGCGGTAGTGTTGCGACTAGAGCGACTAATTTACTAATTGACGGCGTAAAGATTCACGGATTGCGTGTTCGTGGCATATTTGGCAACTACTCTGGATTAACTTTGCGAGATAGCGTTGTCAATTACAATGCGATTGCAGGTATGGATTCTGACAGTTGCTATGGTGCTGGAACATGCCCTAACGCCGGAACAAACACTTTTCAGCGTTCAGAAATAAAATTTAACGGTTGCGTTGAAGATAACCCTGGATATGGAACTCCTAAAGCCAATGGTTGTTATACACAGGGGCAGGGTGGCGGTTATGGTGATGGCCTTGGAGCAGGGGCAACTGTTGGCACATGGATATTTGAGGATATGGATATAAGTCACAACACCTCAGATGGGCTTGACTTGCTTTACCACGACGGGAGCGCAAGCATTACAATCGAGCGTTCTAGGTTTGAAGGAAACAATGGTCAGGCTGTAAAAGTGCCGCAGACGGTTTATATTGAGGATTCTCACATAATTGGTAATTGCGGATATTTTTATGGGCAATCCTTTACTTGCTCGTCGGCTGTTTGTGGTAATGCGTTTGATACTTGCCGAGCGTCAGGGAATACTTTGGCCATATCTTTTAAATCAGGAAACTCTACTAACCCAAGAATATACTCGTCAACGCTACTATCAAACGGCGATGTTGGGATTGAAGCGTCTGGAACATGCACAACTGGAATAGACACGCTTGTTAAGAACAGCATTTTGTTAGGTGGCCGCCAATTTAGGGACGACACAGGTTTATTTGCTTCTGGCGGTAATGACACTTCTTCTATTTACTATGACGCTGGAACGGATGGAAACGGCGCAAATTGTAATTCTGATTTTGTCGAAGATTACAATATTTGTTATGGTTGGAAAGAAGGTTCTTCGTCATGTAATGGTACAAACTCAACTGATACCGTTGACCCTCTATTCTCTGGAACGATTAAGCAAGGGCCGTATTCAAGCCCAGGGTATTATACGACAAGCGATTACATTGACCAGTTAACCTTACAAGCTGGCTCTACGGCAAGGGACAAGTCAGATGAAACTTTATCTGATGATGACGCTTTGGATTATAACTCTTATGACCGAGGTGCTGCGTGGGATGCCGGTGCTTTTGAATATGGCACTGTGTCAGGAACGGCTGCGACTTGTGGAAACAATGTTAAAGAATCCGGCGAAGTTTGCGACGGAACAGACTTAAACAGCCAGACCTGCGTAACACAAGGCTTTACTTCAGGAACATTAACCTGCCACGCTAACTGTCTTTCATTCGTAACTTCGTCTTGCGTCACAACTTTATGCGGAAACAGCAACATTGACCCTAACGAAGATTGCGATACGGCAAACCTTAACAGCCAAACTTGCGTATCTCAAGGGTATGCTTCAGGCACGCTTGCCTGTTCAAGTTGTGCATTTGACTATACAGGTTGCGTTGCTTTGGCTTGTGGGAATGGAACGATTGATGCCGGAGAACAATGCGACGACAGCAACACAACTAATTCTGACGGCTGTTCAGCTATTTGCCAGACTGAAGTATCAGGGCTTGAAAAACTCCTTTTATACACCGAAGGCGATAGTGGTTCGGTATTAACACCGACAACTCATAAAGTCACAGTCAATGGTTCAACAATATCAACGAATGATTATCTTCGCTATGATTACGGCGCATCTTATTTTGGCGATTTCGTTCACCGATTTAAAACAACGATTGATGAATGTTTAGGTGGCGGTTCAGGGAATGGGTATACAGGTAGCGTTTGGGCTTTGACCGCTTCCGCGCGCACAGGTGTTGAAGGATTACAGTCAGGCAACGACGGAGTTTATTTATACCTCTATTGTGAAAGTGACGCTTCCGTTTATCGGTGGGGCTTATATAACGCCGCAGACGACACATCAGACACATTTAACGATAGTGCGCCTGTATTGGTTCGCTATGTTGAAATGGAACGAAGCGGTGGGACAACAACTGCGAAGATATACAGCGACGAAAATTACACAACATTATTAGACACGCTTACCGTATCAGGAAACTCGACAGCCTTCAGGTATGTCTATCCGTTTATTTCCTATAACGGCGGCGCAATTATTACAGACCTAAATTCCAACTGCCTTGGCGGTTGGTGGTTAAATGATAACGCCGCAAGCTCGACTGTGACCGATTCTTGTAGCTACGGCGAAACGGGAACGCTGAAAGCTAACGCAACGAGCATCAACACCTCGACAGTAACAACGACTGGAAAACTAAATTCTGCTTTTACTTTTAACGGAACGACAAACGAGCGAAATGTTGATCTTGGCGACAACTTCGAGTTTAGCAGGACAACGCCTTTCTCTGTTGAGGCTTGGGTTAAGACTTCTGCGGCTTCTGAACAGTCGATTATATCAAAACTTGATTGCGGTTGCTCAGCCGGATGCCCAGGGTGGGCGTTTGAATTTACAAGCTCTGGTGCGCTTCAATTCCTTCTTATAAGCAACATATCTTCAAACTGGATGGGCGTTGCAACATCCACAACAGGATATAACGATAACAACTGGAAGCATGTTGTTGTAACTTACGATGGTTCTAGCAATACTTCTGGCGTAACATTTTATGTGAACGGAAGCTCGTCTGCTAAAGGAACAGCTTACGCAAACACACTAAGCAACGCAATTACATATACCAATTATTCAGCGTCTATCGGCGCAAGAACATCATGCTCAGATAGAAATACGGAATGGGATGGATTATTAGATAATGTTCGGGTATTTGACAGGGTTCTATCTTCAAGCGAGGTGACAAGCCTTTATAACGCTGGAGCTGGCGTTGAAAGTATTAGTGGAATATCAATGTCAGGAAGCGTTGAGAATTTGGATTTGGATGCTGGCAGCGGCGCACCAGCCAGCACGCCGTCAAATAAAGTCGGTGCGGGATGCTCTGCTTCTAGCGGGGCGGCGATAAGATAAGACAACTTGGAGAGATATATGAGTGACGGATTAACGCTAGAAAAATCAAAAGTTGTAGAAAGGCTTTCAAGTTTGGAGTCAAAGGTAGATGTCTTGGTGGAGCGTGTTGAGAATCATAAGAACAGCGTCGAAGAATCAAATAACCTAATGCGTGAGAATATTGAGAAGATTAACAAAATACTTCTCGGTGATGGGGGTGATTTTGACGGGGTTGTTCATCATGTTAAATTATTATCAAAGCATCACGAAGAAAAGAAAAAACATATTTGGGCTTTGTGGGCGGCGATGATTGCCGGAGCAGTCAGCACAATATTTAACTGGCTAACGAAACAATAAACATTTCTTATGAAAAGTTTTATTCTAAACTGAAAAATGGGGGATAATATGGTTGAAAAGATTGGTAGGATCATTGATAAAGTATTGAGCGCAAGATTTCTTATCACCGTCGCAATAGGGTATACATTCTGTTTCATTGTTATTGGGGCAACAATAAATCTTTTGTCCGGGCATTCGTCAATCGAGCAGTTTAAGAGCATCTTGGAGGCAGTTGGTTTCTCTAGCATTGTCGGCATGGTTATTCCGTTCTACTTTTTAAGAAATGACAGGCAACAACAAAAGGAAGGGGTTACTAATGGTTAAGATTTTTCAAGGTTTAATCAAGGCTTTCTTCTCAGCATTTATGCAAGCATTTTTAAATCTTCTCGTCGGTAAATTAAATCAGACTGTTTTACAGATTGTCAACGCGGTTGGTTCAAATGATGATTGGTCTGATGAAGCTAAACGGAAAGAAGCCTTTGCGCAGATTAAATTGATTGCCGCGAATGCCGGCATTGAATTGAAAGATAGTGTGCTAAATCTTGCGATTGAGATTGCTGTCAAGATTTGGAAAGGCGAAAGGACAATCTGATGTCGTGGGGACAATTTCTTGGAAAATTGGCAAATCACTTTCAGAGCAGAGAAGAGAGGCGCAGGAATGAGATTGATAAATTGGAAAAAAGACAAAAGTTTATTGAGCAAAACAAGCGCAATGATCTTGCTGGTGAGTATGAGCGCAATAAACTTAGGCTTAACGAGCTGTTCCAACAAGCCAAAAATAGCGGAAGCTAAGATTCCGCGGCATGAGTTTGGCAATAGGGGCGAGTTGCCGAAGTATGTTCCCCAAAACTACGATTGGCATTGTGAGGCGATAAATGAGTGAAATGACTATTGGTGTTCAGGCTGTTGTTGCGTTATTTGGTCTTGGTGTAACATCATTGTTTTACATGCTTGGTGGGAGGTCCGGGAAGTGGCGTCGCAGGTATGTGGGAGCTTTTGTTTTAGCTTTGACTGTTAATGGTTTATCTGCTTGGCGCGGGATATGGACGCCTTATATGCTTATTGTTTTTCCTTGCCTGATTGCCGGATTCTCTATGGGATATGGTGGAGATAATTTCGGGAAGAAACTATTTAGAAGGTCTCTTTACGCTCTTGGTGTTATATCTGCTGGTCTTGTTTTTTGCTTTACTCTTGGCGCAAATGCCTGGTGGATCTTAATTCCACATGCTGGGGTTGGCGCATTCTCAATATTTTTAGGTGTTAAGAATCCATTAAAGGATGCGGCAGCCGAGGAAGTTTTTGTTTGTGCGCTTCTAAATCTTGGCTTGCTGATGTATCCATTTTCCGCGGGGGTTGTCTGATGAAACAGTCTGAGTTATTATTCCGCTTAAAACTCCAAGTGCCAAATGTTAAAGAATCTGGGATGGTTGACTCTGAGGTTGTATCACTGTTAAATCAAGGGGTTGACCAAGTGAATTTGTTGGCAAAGGTTTACAAAGGATACACAGACATCAATATTGTAGCAAACCAGCAGGCGTATCAGTTATCCTCTGTTGCGCCAACATTCTTGGGAACGGATGACAAGCCTGTTTATTTTTTGGACAGCGATTCAAACTGGCAGAAGGTTTATCCAAAAACAAAAGAATGGATTAACAAAGTCTATCCGAATTGGTTAAATGCTGCGGCTGTTGCTATTCCTCAGTGGTATTGGATTGAAGGTGATGAGCTTGGGTTTTATCCTAAGCCAAGCACAAGTCAAGCAAGCGGCGCGCGGCTCTTTCATTTAAAGAAGTCAACTGGGATGAGCAACAACGACCATTATCCATTTACTGGTTCCGGGACAGAGATAACGGCGTTTATTCCTTTGGATGACGCGATTGTTGCCTATGCTAAGTGGAAACTTTCACCGGCTGTTGGTGCTGTGACTGACTCAGATTTGCGTGAGAGAGAGTTTCTAGCTGAATGCCGCAAAGGTGCAATGCAGGTTAGGCGAAGGCGTGATATTAACATTGACTGGACGAACTCAATGACAATATGAAAAGAATCCTGTCTTTAATATTATTATTTACATTTTCATTAACAGGCATATCCGGCGCTCAAAATACTGTTGGGGCTATATCTCAGGACAACTTTTATGAGATAACGGATTTCTCCGGTGGTTTGCAAAGCCACGCTTCGCCATATCTTGTTCCTAAGAAATACGCTTCAGTCGCTCAAAATGTGCGATTTAATGATCGTCTTGGGAATCTGTCTAAACGCGATAAGATGGTTCAGCTTTCCGCTTGCCGTGAGGCTCCGGTAAAGTCTCTTTTCAGATATTATAAATCAGACGCAACAAAATACACAATCCAAACATCTTCGACTTATATTGATTATGTTGACGATAACGGCGCATGCACAAACCTGCTAACTGGATTAAGTGACAGCAAACGATGGTCATGGCTGACATACAAGGATATTGCGATTGGAACGAATGGAACAGATCGCCCTAAAAAATGGGATGGTGAGACACAAACAACCGCAAACACAGATGGTTCACGAACAGCCGGAGACTTAGCGGCTGAACTTGGCGCTCCATTTGCTGAAATGAATACCGGAAGCAATCTGGACGCCTCAAGCTGGTATCAATATAAAGTTGCTTTTTATGATGGGACAACATATAAATTTTCAAACGCGCGCAGCAATCCTCTGCAAACCGGCTCCTCAGTAAGAGACATAACTCTCACAGACATTCCTCTTGGACCCTCAGGCACCACCGCGCGCGTCATATATCGAACAGTTGGCAATGCCTCAAGAGCTGCTGTTCTTGCGGACACAGCATATTATAAGGTTGCCACAATCAGCGACAACTCAACACGGACTTATAATGATGCGATAACAGATGCAACGATATTGGCTGATGCGGCTCCGACTTGGGCAACTGTATCTGCTGGGATAAATGTTTCACCGCCATATGCTAAATTTTCCCTTATTTCTGGCGAACGCGTATTTATGGCAAATGATCCTTCTGGGACTATATCTGGGAAGTCAACAATCTATTGGTCGGACTCATTAAATCCAGATTATTTCAACACAGCCTCAAAGTATGAGGTTATCCGCCCGGATGATGGAGACCAGATTACTGTCTTAGCAACAATATTAGGCGGCATCTATATCGGAAAAGAAGGAACTTGGACGAAGTTTTACACAGACTCAACAGATGATACCGAGTGGATTATCGGTTTGCCTTTCTCGTTTATCGGTTGCATAGCGCCATACAGCGCAGTTAATACAAACGCCGGGCTTATCTATCTTGGCAGGCACGGACTTTATCTGTTAAATGGTCAAACATCGGAGCTTATTTCTGACGCTGTTACAGATAAGATTAGGGACATCCTTGCGACAAATCAGGATGAGGTTGCAGGGGTATATCATAACAATCAATACCTTATGGCTTATACAAGCTCTGAGACTGGTTCTGGTGAAAATGACCGCGTTCTTATTCTTGATATTATCCGCAATGCGTATGCTGAAGACACAAAGAGTATTGACAGCTGGGCAAGGTTTGATAGCGGGACAGATTTTGGAACTCTTTACAGCGGCTCAAGCACAACAGATGGCAAGGTATATGCTCATTCAGGGTCTTTCAGTGATTTAATTTACAGGTATAAAAGTCAATTCAATACTTCAGGCGCAACATATGATTCAATTTATATTGGTGGGACAGAAGAAGAGCCATATATCCGTCTTGGGTGGAGCGATACTTGGGAGACTGTAACAGGCACATGGGCAACTCAAGGAAGCGCAACTTGGCTCGTTAGCTCAGACACAGGATATTGGTATTCTCCGGCGATTGAAATTAACGCAAATTCCTTAGATAAGATATTTTGGAATGAAGACTTAGGCTCATCAGGGAACATAACATTTGCAATCAAAACAGCTGCTTCAGAAGGCGCTCTCTCATCAGCTTCTTGGTCAAGCGAGTTTAGTGATCCTTCGGGTTCAGATATTTCCGCACTATCTGCAAACGATTGGATTCAAATCCGTGCAACATTAACAACTTCTGATTATACAGAGACACCTGAGCTTTTTCTTGAAGATTCTTTTGTCTTCCACTTAACATATCAGAAGGAAGGAAGCGTATCTGAAAGCTCAGTTTTATCTTTATGGCAGAGCGGATTTACTGATTTCTCAGCTGGAGAAAATCCTAAGCGTATTAAAGAGATTCAGGTCTTTTATGAAGGCACCGAAGGGAACTTGAATGTTAATTACGAAAATGATCAGGGAGTAAGCCAGAATTTTGATATCAATTTGGCAACGCTTCCTTCTGCATCCCGGACAGACCAATATTATGGGAACACGACTGAAAAGATTTATGTTTGGATTCCGCGCGTAGATGATACGCCGGTTGGAAGAAAATGGCGTTTTACTGTTGCAGAGACTGGAACAACTCCTTGGAGAATCAATAGAATAGTTATCCGTTTTGATAACAACGCGTATGTTACTTATAAATAAAATAATTTTATTTGTGTTAATATTCTCAGCTCCGGTTTATGCTCAGGATGCAACGGATTACATTGTTGACACAAGCAAAGAAAGCATTGTCACGCTGAATGACAATCTCCGTCGGACTAGCAGAAGAATACGGCAGCTTGAGGGTGGGATAGCGCTAGATACAGGAACGACAGGAATATTATCTGTTGAGCGGGGTGGGACAGGGCAAGACTTTTCAGAAGCCTCTTCTGATTCATTGCTTTATTTTGGCTCACAAGGCGTTCTTACAACAAGCGATTCATCGGGCGGAGACTCGGAACTGTATCTAAACGGCGGATTTACATTCTCTGATCCTCAAGGGAAAAGCAATGTTATATTTCATTTCCCATCTAATATTGATGAGAATCCGACAACTTATGGCAAAGGAACAATAACAACTTTGACCGGCGCTGTTACATATGAGTATAGCGGGGCGTATCAAGTCTATGCTGTCAATGACGCGGTGACAACATACTCAACAGTTGCAAGGACGAAATTTAGGAAACTCTCAACAGTATCAACGCTTTCAGGGACAATGATGTTGTGGGTGAAAAACTCCGCTGGCGGAAGGTCTGGAACGGCTAGGGTGCGCGTTGATGGATCTTTAACCGGAGACACATCATCCGTTTCTTCGGTGACACCAACATCCGTATCGTGGTCTATTGATGTTTCCTCATTGACAGATGACCAAGAATATGACATTGAGATAATGTTAAAAGACGATGCAACTGGCGCAAACAATACAACAGTTTATCTTGCAGAGATTGTAGGATATGGAAGTTAATTAAAAGGAGAATGAAAATGTTTATAAAAATATTTTTAGTTTTGTCTTTTATGCCTAAGTTTCTTGTGCAAAGCTGTGTGCGCTCCAACATTAGGAAGAAGCAAGAGATTTTCAATTCGGTTATCGTCCTTAATCTCGTTAATGTGATGAACAACTTCTTCGAGGCGAAGATATCGACCAATATGTTTTTCCATGACAAGACGATGTTCAAGAACATAATTAGAAGAATTTCGATTTGGATGATCGGGACACTTAATCAAAGAATATCCAGCATCAGTAATCTTCTTGCCTCCTTTCCAGTTAATGTTTTTATTGCCTATTTTAGAAAGGCTCAGCTTAGCTTTATGTTCTTTTGTAAATTTTTTCCCTTTACGAGCCAAAGACATATTCTTGCGCCATTCTCGGCTAAATGGACCTCTTTTTTTACCAAGATTGGCAAGCCCAATTTTAATTTTATGATCTTCAGATTTTGGACGACCTTTTGTAATATTGCTTTTCCAAACAGAAGAGCATTTTATAGAACAACATTTTCTTCTGTCAAAGGTTTTTACACCAGCATCAAATTCTTTTTCACAAATAGCACAAGATTTATTCATGTAGCCTCCTTTAGTTTACTTATTATATTATTTAGTATGATATGTTGTCAAGTATCGTTTGCTGAATGGGATAAAGACATCCCATTATCCAGCGACAATCTTACTGACTTTCCGGTAGATAACCAATCTAATCTTGATGCGATTGACCTTGTTTTATCAAATTATCGAAAGGGCATGGCGATAACATATTCATCTGCATCAACCGTTGTTGTTTCTGCTGGTCAAGTTGTTTGTTCGAACAGCGGAGGAACGGTCAGGAAATTCCGTTCTAACCCTTCAAATACAAATGTGACATTTTCAGATTTGGATACCGGGTCGGAAGCGGCGGCAACGACTTATTATGTTTTTGCTAACTGTGATGCTGTCGCAGATACAGCAACTTTTAAATTATCTCTATCCTCCTCAGCTCCGTCTGGGGTTACATCATACAAGCTGTTAGGTTCGATATACAATAATTCCTCGTCGGACATTGACAGGCATTTCATTTATTCAGAGCCTTATGGGAATATCAATGCTGACTCATCCGGCGCTGAAAAGGTAGAGGCAATTTATGATTACGGCACAAGCACAAGCACATTCACATCAAAAACAGGCGGATTGTTGATTGCTTATGGCAGTCAATCTGTAAGCGCAGCAAGCTCGGCGACAATAACAAATCTTCCTTTCTCCGGAACAAGCACTTATCAATGTTTCGTGAACACATCAAACGGATCGACTGACCAGACAGAGAACAGTGGGTGTGTGAAGGGAAGCGGTTCATCAATCACTATTTATAATGAGTGGCCATCAGGGGCAACAACTCTTTATTGGTTTGCAATAGGGTATTAACACAGGAGGATTTATGGGTTTCTTCAGTTCATTATTCGGCGGTAAAAGCAAGACTTCGGATGTAAACTATCCAGATTGGTATGCTGACCCTAAGTTTACAGGTTCACAGGATTTTCTTGATACATATTCGAGAGATATGCTGACCAAAGGACCAAATGATTATTATGCTCCGATTGGCAATTACGGGACACCTGAGTTTATGGATTTTATGAGGCAGTCTAATGCTTCGACACTGGCTGGCGTTGATGAGGCTATTAGTCGCGGGCGTGGTCGTGGTGGAAGGACTGGTGAAGTTGCTGCACAAGCGCTGGGCGATAAGAATGCTAAGCTTGCTTGGATGGATTATCTTAGGGCTATGCAAGGTCGTGAAATGTTTTTGAATACAGGTCTTAATGTTCAAGATAGTGTCCGGAGTGCAGGGTTTGCAAATCAAGGCGCTCGCAATCAATTCAATGTTGGCAAAACATCTTTTGATTTTAATAAAGCCGTTTATGGTGACACATATGATGCGAATAGAGCGAAAGGCATTGGGAAAGTTGTTGGAACGCTTGCACCTCTTGCTGGCGCAGCAATCGGCGGTATGGCAGGTGGTGTTCCTGGCGCACAGATTGGCTACGGAATCGGAAGCTCTTTGTTTGGTGGTGATGGAGAAGCTCCACAGTGGTTAGATTTGATTGCTGGGTCGAAAAGCAAGTCAACTCCGACGGAGACAGGCGGAAGCGCCGGGGTCTCAAGTATTGGGAAAGCGGTTACTCTTGACCAAGATATTTATAGTAATATGTTTCCTTATCTTAATAAGACAAAATATATGATGCCACCATTTAACCCGGGGTATTAAACAGGAGAATAACAATGGCTCTAAGCGGTGTTGATATTTTTAACGCGGCAGCTGACCAAGCAATGGCTGTCTCAAAGAATCTGCAAGCTATCCGGGAAGCTCGTCTAAAAAGACAGCAAGAGGAAGAGGATAGGAAGCTTGATATTGAAGAGAAAAATTTAAAGCTTAAGAAGCTTCGTCAAGAAGGTGAGTTAAGCGAGTTGCAATACAAGGCTTTTGAGGCTCAGTTCAAAGAATACCAGAAACAGCAAAATGCGATTGCCTCTGGCAAAGATGCAATGATAAATCAAACTGAGGACGAACAGCTTGGGATGTTAAAAGAAGCTGACGCTATTGGCGAGCAAGCTCTTCCTGTGGCGTTAGCTGAGAGATTAAATCCTTCTTTGGCGGTTGGTCCAGGTGGGAGAATGATCCAAGGTTTTGATTCTGATAATCGTCCAACTCCAGAAGCAACAAACCCAAATCCCATGGAGCCAGTTTATCACGGTGGGAAGATAACAGGATATAAACAAAAGCCTTATAAAAGCCCTGCACAAGAAGAAAAGAAGCCATCTTATGACAGCGTTATATCTTTGGCAAAGGATATGGCTAAAGAAGACACATCTTCGATTCCTCTAGCTGAGAAAATCAGAAAACATCTTCCAGAAGCAAAGAGAATTCTTTATGGTGAACAGTCTCCTGCTAATTCCAAGGGGCTTCCTATGGACGCAGTATATAAACAAGATACTGTCCCGAATGTTGCAAAGAAAGATAAATTTGGTTACACTATTGGAGATATTCAAGAGACCGCGCGCGGAGCTGTCGAATACATTGGAGACAATAAATGGCGCCTAAGGAAGCAGTAAACGAAGAAGTTTTCACGACCGAAGAGTTGTCCCAATTAACCCAATCAGAAAAAAGATTTCAGCAAGCAGTTTCCTTCACATTCCGCCAGGATATTGAAGGCGGATATACTGTTGATAATGGGGGTCCGACTAACTTCGGCGTCACCCAATCCACGCTTGATAGTTATACTAAATCAAATAAACTCCCGCCACTTGATGTTAAAAAGATTCCTCAGGGTTTAGCATTTAAAATAGCTAAAGAAGAGTATTTCGATAAAGCAAAACTTGGGCAGTTGCCCGACGGCCTTGCTGTTGCTATGTTTGATTACGGCTTTAACTCCGGAACAGGCACAGCTGTCAAAGCGCTTCAAAAACAATTAGGCGTTAAACAGGACGGCATTATGGGTCCACAAACCTTAGATGCTGTTTATGAATATTCTACAAAGAATGGCGAAGAAGATTTAATTAAAAAGGTTATCACCGATCGTGAAGAGTTAATGAAGAGTCTCATTAAAGACGATCCAAAACAATTTAAGAAAAATGAGAATGGTTGGAAAAATAGGATACAGAAATTGAAAGACACTCTTAACATATCATCGCTAAATCCATTTGCTGTTACTGAGGCTCACGCAGCCGAGGCTCCTTCTCAAGAAGATACATTTACGACGGAAGAATTATTTGGGAATACCAAGCCTGAAGAAGACACATTTACTACCGAGGAGCTGTTTGGCGATAATAGGAAACAAGAAATATTCACGACGGATGAGCTTGCAAATCTCAAAGAAGATAAAGCTTCTTTAATTGATAATTATATTCGTGGGCTTAAAACATCTGTTGAGCAGATTCCAGCTATGGCTCAGGGTGCGGTTGGTTTAGTTGCTGATTCTGTTGATAAATTATTCGGCGGGGATGAAGACAGCGTTGCAAAGAAAGTCCGAGACTGGGGTATTCGTGGTTACAATGCTTCTATTGAAAAGACAAAAAATACCGCTAAAGAAAACGATGATGTTGTAGTCGCTTGGAATAAAGCCAAAGACGGCGACATTAACGCAATGTTTGATTTCTTAAGTTATGGGTATGGTTACGGAACAGGTATGTTTCTTGACTCCGCGGCAAAAGCAGCTATTGGCGCAGCAGTTGGGACAGCAACATTATCACCAGGTATTGGGACAGTTACCGGCGCCGTAGCTGGTGTTGCTTCTAAAGGATTCCTTCGCAAAGCGATATCCAATATTGTTAAAAAAGAAGCGGATGATTTAATATTTAAAAGCGCTGGTAAAATATCGTCTTTTGAAGCTCAGAAGATGTCTGTGCGCGGTCTTGCTGCAAATATTGGCGGGACGCTTGCTGCAACTGCGAATAGCATGACTATTGAAGGTGGCAGCATTTATGGTGAGGCTGTTGCTAATAAAGGCGAATTAAACGGCGCAGATTTAGCAAGGGTGTGGGCTTCTGCGGTGGCTGCTGGTGGGATGGACGCTGCTTCAAGCATATTAGGCTTAGGGGCAATTACAGGAAGAATAAAGATCCCCGGAGCTGGTGGACGATTATCAAGGGCTGCGGTTGGTGGGACTGTTGGTGCTGTGGCTGAAGCTGGGACAGAGGGCGTTCAAACAGGCATTGAAAGGTTTGGTGCGCAGAAGTCTGTCTTTGATGAAGAAGGCAAACGGGAAATGATAAACGCCGCGGCTATGGGCGCTTTACCTGGCGGCGCTGTTGGTGGGATTGCTGGTGGATTACAAGGTGGAAAAAAGAGTCCGGTTATTGCAGACGCAGAAAAGGCTGGAAGAGTTATCGGGATTGACGCGCAGACAAAGCTACCGATTATTGACACAACTCAAAAGCCAGAAGTCAAGGCTGAAGAGGCTGTTGTTGAGGAGAAGAAACTAACCGGACAATTTACTGAGAATGAGCTTAAAGATATAAAGGAATTATCTGATTGGGAATTTGCACAAGCTGATGGCGGAAGATGGTCATTTATAAATGATGAAGGACAAACTCAGTTTAGCGGCAATCCGTCAGGTCATTCGGAGACGATGCAAGAAATTGGTCCTAAGAAATCTTTTGCAATATTAAATAAGGCATTGTCTGGAGAAAAGCTAACGCCTAGCGAAGTTGATAAGGCGCGGCTTTTGATTGGTGACTTTAGGAGCAATATCAAACCTTACATTGATAATATCACAAGGGGGATTGAAGATGTCAAAACAGAACTTTCAGAATCCGAAGCAGCAGAAGTTATTGGAGCTTTTGAGACTGAGGAGAAGATTGATGTTGATTGGGAAGAAGAGGGGGGTTCTGTCAGAGGAGTCGAAGGATCAGAACAAACCGAAGTAAGTCAAATTAAAGACAGCAACGATGTCTATTCCGATATTAAGTCAAAGCTCATTGCGCAAGGATATGAAGAGGACGAGGCAGATGCAAATGCTTTGTTGTGGAAGAATCGAGCAGAGCGCGCCGCTAAGCAGCAAGGGATATCTGTGGCGCAATGGTATGGGAAAACAAAGCATACGCTTGAATCTAGCGAAGAAGCTCCTAGCGCAGATGCTTTAACCCAGAGCGCAGAAGGATCTAAAATTGGTGACTATATTGGATACCAAGAGCCGGGCGGGAGATATATGTCTGGACGAATTACTAATATTGTCGGCAATCAAGCAACTGTTTATAATGCAAAAGAAAGAAAGAGCTACAAGCTTCTTCTGTCATTGTCTCATAAGATAGGGGATGGCGGGAAGCTGTTTCAGTCACAACCACAGGCAGATACGTTTTATTCGCAGGTCGAAAAAGTCATCGACGAAAAGATGCCCAATGCCGCGACACCGGAAATGATCCGCGGGATCCTGTCAGAAAAGAACGGGATCAAGGCTGAGGAATACAAATGGATGGGCGTGGATGACTTCCTGGCCGGCAAGCAGAAGGTGACGAAGAAGGAGCTTCAAGACTTTGTGGCGCAGAATCAGGTGCAGGTTGAGAAAGACGAAAATAATTATAGTTATTCAGACAAAACAAAGCATTCCGTTATTAGGGCGTATGAACGAGGTATGCCATCAACAGAAATATCTGAACAATCAGGAATTGGAGAAACAACAATATTAAGATGGATTAAAGCAGAAGGAAAATCAAGAACATCCCAAGAAACAAAAGGGGTAACAGAAGATATTAAGAAACAAATATCTGATTTATATTCACAAGGCAATTCTGTTTCTAGTGTGGCAGAGAGATTAGGTGTAGGAACGTCAACAGTGCATCGAGAACTTACTAAAAAAGGTATTTCTCGTAGCTTAGAAGATGTAAATTCTTATGAACCTGATATTAGGAACAAAGCAAAAGAATTATATATGTCTGGACAGAATACCTATGAAGTGTCCGATGCTCTTGGGTTAGGGCAGAATACTGTTGCAAAATGGATGAATAAAGAAGGAGTGTCAAGAGGGGCTTCAGGGGCACAAGCATTGCGAGTTGCTCTTGGGAGAAACACTAACTATGGAATAAGGACAAATTATGATAGGGTAAGAGCAGAATCTTCTTATGAGCTAGCAAGGATAGCGCAATTAAAATCAATGTCTGATATTAAAGATATTACAAGAGCCACAGATAGAATTTCTTATAATGATGGAAAAAATAATTATGTCCCTGATTTAATTGTGAACACAAAAGATGGACGTACAATCGTAGAGGAAATTAAACCTCTAAATAAGATTTTAGATGAAAAAGTATTAAAAAAAGCTCAGGCTGCAAAAGAGTTTTATGCGGACAAAGGTATTGAGTATCGTTTAATTAGTGAAAGCGACATTGGATATAGCGGCTTTGATGAATCTATTATAGATAAAACAGATATGGTTGATGCTGATAAAGAGAGGGCGAGAAAATCTTTCAAATCAGCGAAGTATTATTTATCCAAATTATATGACATCACACCATCCATGAAGAAGTCCGTCATGGAAGGCCAGCCGTTGTTCCAGGGAGGCAAGGAGCCACGCGGTTGGGTTGAGCTAAGCCCTGGTGAACAGAAGAGGGTTATATTGACAGCCATCCGTGACGCTTCAACATTTATTCATGAGTCGGCGCACATATGGTTGCAAGATATGTTTGATTTCTACTCAAAGAATCCTTCAACTAAGGAATGGCAATCTTTAAAGAGTTGGCTAAATATCTCTGATGAGCAGAAGGTATTGACAAGAGATCAGCATGAGAAATTTGCCCGCGGGTTTGAAGCATATCTTCGCGAAGGTAGAGCGCCTTCATTGGACTTAAAAGCTGTATTTGAGAAGTTTAAGAATTGGCTCGAACAGATTTATAAGAGTATGATTGAGTTAGATGTTGAGCTTAGCGATGATGTGCGTGGCGTTATGGATAGGATGTTTGCGGAAGAGAGTGAGAATATCACGCCGTCTGGGCAAATAAGACCAGAATTGCGCGCGCCAATAAAGACAGAGTTATTCCAAGAAAAAGGGGAGTTGTTTGAAGACTTAGAGTCTAGGTCTCCACGCACTCCTAAAGGCACACAGGCAAGCGGCGGAGTATCTGGAGCGATAGACAGCTTTGAGCCTGCTGGGAATACAGAGGCAAAACAGGCGGCATTCAAGCTATCTGAGCGTGTTGTTGCATTAGTTAAAGAGTTTGCTGGGCGGTTTGGCGAGGATTACAACCCGTCTGGGACTGAAGGCGTCTTTTATTCAGGGACAGAGAATATCTTTGTTAAAGCCAAGAATGATGTGGCTGTTGCCGTTCATGAAGTCACGCATTATCTTGATAAAAAAATCGGGTTCACGCCTAAGGTCACAGTTGTCAAAGGATATGCAAAAGACGGAAAGCCAATATACGATCCATCGACTAAGAGTATTCGCAAAGAGTTGACAGATATTTATATTCGCTATTATCCGGGCGGTAAGAAGGACCACGCTTTAAAGAAACGCGTTCAAGAAGGCGTTGCTGTATTCTTTGAGCGCATGGTTACGAATCCTCAGAAAACAATGAAGGAATATCCTGGAATTTATAAAGATTTTATGCAGCAGTCTGGTCGATACTTTGATAGCAACATGCCTGTCTTTGTAAGCAAGGGACGGAAGATTGTTGAGGATTATCAACGCCTGAGCGACTTGGATAAGATTGCTGCCCGGGTTGTTGACGCTCCTGTATTGCCTAGCGAGCCTTTCTTAAACGCTAAAGAAGCGGCTATCTATTACCATATTGATGATAAATACCCACTTGAGAAGCTTGCCAAAGAAGCAGGTGTTCATTTTAAAGCAGACGACCCTTCTCTGATTGCCAGAATTTATGATCATGTCCCAATGATTATCCAACACAACATAAGTGATGCGCCTTTTCTTGGAATTGGAAAGTTTAGTTTTGGCAAGGAAACATATTTGACAATGGTTGGCAATGGTGAGATTAAAGTTAAATATGATTATAATTGGCATGCCCTTGTCAACACTGTTGGGAAGAGCATTGATGATTTCAACGCTTGGCTTGTGGCGCGCAGGGTTGTGGCTAACTATAAGAAACTAGATGAGCTTAAAATTGAGGCTGAGCGTGCGGCACAAGCTTTAAAAGATGACGCCGCGGCTAAAGCAAGGGCTGCGCAGGAAGGCGATTTTGACCCGGAAGAATTGCAAGGCGGGCTTACCCCTCAGGAGATACGCGAATTAAAAAATAAAATCCGCGAATATAAAGAACAGCAGACGCTTGTCCGGAATGATGCTTTTGATAGGGGCGTTGCTCAGCGCGCGTATGATCAGCACAAAGATAGGTTCAAAGAATCCGCTCAGATGTTTGACAATTTAGTTAAGGCAGACGCCGAGCTTCTAAACGCAGCAGGAATCATTAGTGACAAAAAGCTTAGAGAGTTTGTCAATGAGGAAGGATACGCCACATTTAAGCGCCAAATTGAGAATGAGATTATTGGGTCAGGAAGCGATTTAAAGTCTAAAACTGTCAAGGTTGGTCGAAACAAAGTCTCGTCTCTATTTAAATATGGCGGTTCAGGCAAAGATATCATAAGCCCGGTGTATTCCTCGATGGAGAATCATCAGGAGATATTTAAAAAATCTACCCGCCAGATGGTTTATAATTCTGTCGGAAAGATTGCAGATAAGTTTCCAGACCTGTTCCAAAAAGTCCCGCTAAAGTCTTTCCAAGAGGAAGATGGTAAAATTGTTTATCCTCAAGATAAAGATCCAAATATTATGATGGCTTTTGAGGATGGCAAGCGTGTTCCTTATCTTGTTAATAAAGATCTTAAATCAATGCTGGATAATATGCTAACCCCGGCGAATGTCCACATTGTTGAAAAGATATTTGTTTCATTTTCTCAAAACTTTACCAAAGGGACAACTGGGTTTTATTTTCCTTTTGCTGCCACAAACTTTGTTATTGACCAACTATCTGCTGCGGCAAACAGTTGGACAAAGTTTATCCCGATTTATACGCCTGTATCTAATCTCGTTAAGGTATTGTCTGAGCGAAATTCTGTTGATGCAAAATATGCTATGGAATACTTTATGCTTGGCGGAGAACGGCAGGCATACTTATCTTTTGCGGACTTAAATCCAAAAGAAGCTTATGATTTTATGAAGAGTGAGAAGTCTGCGATTGAGCGGGCGCTTGATATTCTTAACACAACAGGTGATGTGTTATCAATACCAGTTAAGTCAACGGAGCTGATGACTAGGATGAGTGAGTTTGTCCGGGCAAGAAAAGCAGGGCATTCTCAGTTAGCGGCTCTGGAGTTAGCTGGGCGGGTGTCAACGCCATTCCACCACCGCGGAAAAAGAGACTTCTATCGTGGTCTTGCTAGGTCAATCCCATACTTTAACGCAAGTATGCAGGTTCTGGCGCAAGAAGCACGGTCACTTAGAAGCCCAGTTACGCAGAAAAGAGCTTTGTTTGTTATGAGCGTTGTGTCTGGTGTAATGGTTGCGGCTATTGTATCATCACTGTTCTGGAAAGATAGGCAGAGGGAAGCTTTGCGTGGGATGTCGGTTGACAAACTTGCCAGGCACATCTTTCTTCCACATCCAAACGGAGAGGATTTAATCAAGATACGCGTTCCTCAAGAAAAAGGATTGTTTGCCACCATTATAAATATGGCTTTCTTGGACGCTACACTAAACACTGAGTATTCAATATATGAGTATCTGCGCGGGGCAACTGCCGGGATCCCAGACCAATTAAACCCCACAAACCTATCAAGAATGATGGTGTCTTGGATGCCGCATATTGTCGCTCCAGCTTTCCAGATAAATGTGAATAAGAGGTTTTACCCGGAGTTGCGTGACCTTGAGCCGGATTATATGAAGTATTTGCCTAAGAATCAGCGTATTTTTGAATCAACATCGTCTGTGGCGCGCTGGCTTGGTCCAGCAATAGGTTTGTCCCCAATTCAGTTTGACTTTTTAATCGAAGGCTATATTGGGCGATCTTCCAGGTATTTTATTGGCAAAGAAATAACAAACCCGTTTATTGAGAGGATGTATTTGACCTCTAGCCGACAGCTTATCGGATTCTATGCAGAGCGCCAGAAGAATAGTGAAGAATACCAGCAGTTAGATAAAAGAACGCGCCCATTCACACAACAGGAAGCGCTTAAGATTAGGAGCAACCACACAAGGATTAAGAATATTGAAGATCTAATGGACAAATACCGTGATGCTTATAAGAATGATAAAAACTCAGAAAATACAAAGCTTCTAAGAACGCGCATTTTAGATGAGGTTGATGCACTATAAGATCTTATCGTAAAGACAGTCTTCACAATAAAGCCCGTCTTCATCACAAACAATATCGTGCATTTTAAAAAGACAGCTAAGAAGTCCGAATACTTTTCTAATCTTCATCAATGCGTTTTTCATACTCATCAACCTTCCTCCCGGCTCGGTCAACCTCGATACATATTCCCATTGTGATTATAAATATGCAGGAAAATACTATTAACTTCCACAAAAGTATTCCGTCAAACATTCTTAGATCCTCTAAATATTACTATTGCACTTGGAAAAGGCGCGCTGTTTTTCGCTCCGCCAAATTTTAACCGACCTTTAATAAATTCAATTTCATCCGCTTTCATACAGTAATCGTGCCATGCTTTCGTGTCCGTCCGGCTTGGAATAAGCATAACAACAAGTTTCCCTTTAAGGCTTTCTTCGTATGCTTTCTTGCACCATGCCCGTAGTTGACTATAAGGCGGATTGACAAAATTCCTTTCTCCCCAATAAATATTTAACCCGTCGATACCCCCCCCAAGAGGGCACGGGTCGAAATTAAAATTAAACCGCGCGTTAAGATCATCGTAAACTTCCTTTGGCGTTGACCAATGATCGCTCGCACTTGAGAATAGAATCTTGTTAAAAGTCATTTCATCCCCCATAAAACCGCTACATTTAACAACCCTGCACTTATCCAGTATAGTGCCCAAGGATATTTATGTTCAAGCATAGCAGTTATGCCAATGATTAAGTATGCGACAATTAGAATGACGACTAGCTTCTCGGTCATTTACTCTCCTTTGTGTTTATGGCTCTATCTCCCATTTGACCGGATAGGCGGATAGTCTGCATAATAGCTTGTAAAATATTATTCATATTTAATATACTTAATTCGACGGGCTTGCCAGGATTCAAATTTAACTTAACCAACGCCTCAACCAACTTTTTTTCTCTTTCGATGATGAAGTCGGCTATATATTGGCACTGCTTATCATTTACACCATTTAAGTTATTATCTCGGTATAATTCTTTAACCAACCGTTCACGATGGGTCATTTTTTAACTCCCCTTCCTCAATAATATAGACTTTCCCATTAAGAATCTTTGCTTTGATATAATAATTCCCGTCAACACAAGTAATTTTCTTTTTACAGAAAAACAGTCTAATGCTTGTCCACCACGACCAACCATTTTTTATCATCTCCCAAACCTCTCGCAGATGGCTTTTGCAGTTTTATGGGCAACTTCTTCATGCGAGAATCCATAAGCATCAAAATTTATATCCATAATTAGTTCAGCCAACTTATCTGAATCCAACGCCTCAAGCGAAGGCACGCTGGCTTGGGAGCGGGTGTTCCAGGCTGTTTTTAAATCTGGCACATACTTATTACTCATCACAATTCTACAACTTTCACATCGTATCTCTATGCTAATCATATTGCTTAAGCAAAAAACTACGGATTTACCGCCACAAAACGGACACGGTTTCAGTTCGTCCATTTCAGCTCCCTTCTGTCCTTAAGCAGGACGGGTTAGTTGATTTTCCAACTCTCACAAGGAACTAATGTTCCGCAGTCAATACAGACAAGATACTTTCTTGAGAATATCCAGAATTTAGGATAGACAAACCACCCATTCTTATGTGGGCATTGCGTAAAATTAGTTGCTGTGCCTGTTGTGTTCATTCCCCCCCCCCAATAACCCCATCCGTAGCAGGACGGGTTAGTTGATTATGTTGCCCGAGCCAGTTCGTTAAGCTGGATGCGCAGTGCATGTATTAACCTAGGTGCTGCTTTACTTTAAGCTACTCGGACGAATATTTCCCACCCCCAATAACCTAGCGTTGACTTCTTCAATCTTACGGTAAATTGTTTCTAGGGCTAATAACTTATCAGATATCTTTGGAGATTTTTCGCATTCAGATAATAACAAACTATCAAATTTGTCAGGGTTAAATTTAACAAAGTCGCTAACGGTTAAATAAAAAGTAAAAGTCTTGTTCCCCTCAATATCTTCTGTGAATAAATATCCAGATTTCTTCATATACATTCCTTTGACCTAGCGTTGACTTCTTGACGGGTCATTTCCCCTCTAATTCTTAACTGCTGCCCCTATAATAAATAAAACAAATCCAGCGTAATACTGCACCTCAGACTTAAAGACGAATGAGCAGGCTATCATTAAAGCACCATATCCAATTAGCATCTTCTTATTTAACATGTCTCCCCTTTCTTAACACTCAATACTTTCAATTTCTTCACTCAACGCTTTTATTTTTAACTCTAAATCGCTTATCCTATTCTCCGCCTCACATAACGGACAAACCTTCCCTTCAAATACAATTTCATCGTGTTTGTAGTCGCAGATTGTCATTTCCTATCCTTCCCTGTAATTAGTTATATTATCCCCTGCTCACCTTGATCCCAAAGAATTATCCCCATATTCCAGATAGCAAATTGTTCTCGTTTAGATTTCCTGACTTTTTCTTTCTTATCTTCCCTGCTTAAATTCTTAAACACACTGATGCGGCACGCGGAGCAGCAATATTTTCTTTTATGTTGTCCGGTCATTATTTTAAACTTAATTGCGCAGTCCGGGTTCTGACAAATTAAACTAAAAAGTGCGTTTGCCATTTTTCTTACCTATGATGAGATATACATGGGTTAGAGATGAAAATCTTTTAGATCTCCTCAAAAGAATGTGAGCGTTAAATCTTTTTTTAGACCTTTGGGGATTCTTGTTTCTTTCGTGGATGAAATACTTTTGTATAATTATTGCTGTGCTGTGAGAGCATTGGAGTAATTTTATGCGTATCATAGCGCTCCTTAACTAATTGTCTTAATTGCTTTAATATCAAATAGCAGCCGGACAACATTATCCGTGCTTTCAGCAAGCACATAATAGTGACCGGGGAGTTTTATGATCGTCGCTTCAAACGCTTCTTGAGCTGTTCTTTGCTGGCTATTTTCGTCGCGCTTCCCTTCAATCCAGACATTGAAGCCATTATTAAGCACCGCCAAAATATCCGGCGTCCCTGTCGGGCAAAGCTTAACGCGATAGCGCCGTAATGCTCCGGCTTTGTTGATATACGCTGCCGGCAATGATCCGCTTTGCAATCGCATATATTTGACAACTATCCCGCGATTCTCCAAGACTTGCAGATACTCCATAATCCCGCGCAGCACATCACCTTCTTTTCGTTTACGCATTTTGCAAATACCTTTCTTTTGTTGTGGAAAGCCTGACAGTTTTCCCTGTGTGCTGGCAAGTAATCTTCCCACATTCAACGAGTATACCTTCTTGCTTCATCCGGGTTATCTCTGGGCGGATATTATTAACATCGACTTCCCCAAGGATATTCATAATTTCTCTATCTGTGAGTGGCGTATCGTGGCGGGACAGCACGCCAAGGATTTTAATTCTAAATGACCTAGCCTTCCCTGATGATTTATGCTCATCGTAAGATTCGACGCTGTTTTGATGGATTGATTTCATTCTCTAATCCTCCGCATATCAGTATAAATATCTCTTAAGTTATCTATGAATTTAATACTAGAATGATACGAACGCACCCTGCATTTACAAATAGCATTCTCTGGAAGGCCTCTGGTAATAATGTGAACCAATGTCTGATCATCTAATTTAGTCTTCTTTTTACAATATCCACAAATATAGATTCCCTCATATTTGTGATCTTTTTTTTGTTTTTTTATCATTTATCATCCCCCCAAACTTCTTTAACCTCTGCGTCTGTCAACATCTTTGGCTGTTCTGTTTTTTGTTCTGGCTCATCATAAGATGTCGTGACTGGAAGATCCATTGCCTCTGTTATCCCGGATCGAAAATCTCGGCTTGTCTCGTCAATAGCAATCGCGCGCTGCAACTCAATAGATAGCGGCAGTAGTTTTGCTAATTGAAGAAGGACTGTTTTCTGGCACATAGCGTCTTCTTCCCTTGCCCAAGGAGAGTCTTGGTAAAAAGCTTTGTTAGTTTTATCATAAGTTTTGCTGTGCTTTTGACCGTGTTCAAGGCACTCCTCTTTGGACATAAATCTGAAGATTGAAGCCCCGCCACGAAGCCTGGCGATTGCGTAATACCCAACAGCTGGTCCGCGGTCACGCAAAGCTGGGCGGTGTTTGATATGCGCCATTGTTCCGTATTCATAAGAAAATTCATCATTGGCATATACAGTTTGCATATCAATGGCAAGGGCTGCCTCATGCCGATAAAACAGCTCAACATAGCCCTTATACCCAATAACGGCTTGGACTTCTGGAATTGTCTTCCATTCATTCCCAATCTTTCTTTTATTGTTGAAAGGTATTAAATACGCGCGCCCGGCGATGGGTTCAAGCCCAAGCTGAGCTAAAACAAATAATGAACCCATAAATGAAGCTGGTGTGCAGGTGGCAAGCTTTGGGTTTGTTGAGATTGCGGTCAACGCAATCCGAACAACTCGCTCAGGCGTCATGTGCGCCGGCAAGGCCTTCCCGATTTCTTTAACAGAGTTCTGGATAACATCTCTTAAGTCTTTCGGACTGTCTTTTGTAGCAACTGCTTTTGATATTGCCCCGGTGTCAACTGCCATATCATGCCTCCTGTTTTATTTTGTTATGTCGCAATACTCTAGTTTCTGTTGTCCTTAAAAACTCTTTATAAATATCTTCTCGCTCTTTTTTTAGCTTTTCAGTGTCCAGACGATTGGTTTTTTGGTTCTTCCAAGTTATGCGGTATGTTTCTGTCCTCCCGGACTCGGCATCTCCAAGAAGAGCCTTAAGCTCGTTTTTCATTTTATCAATATCTGTCTCTAATAATCGCTTTTCTGTCTCAGCCGCTTCTAAATGCTCCAAAATCTGATTAACACTGTCATCTAAGATGATATCTTGGTTTGGATCTGCGATTGGGAACAGCTGGTAAAGCGTTTCTCCATCATTCTTTGCTATTTCCATTGGCATAACTTGAGTGGCGACAAACTCGTTCCAAAATAAAACTTCTTTACGAATAATGTCATTGATAAGCTTTTCATCCCGGACAATTTCTTTCCAGACAAACTCTTCATTCCCAATTAACACAGCAATATATCCCTTCTGCGCTCCGGTCACAGCTAAATAATGCAAGACTTGGATAATATATTCTTGGGGGATATCCTCGCCTTTCCACTCAGCAGCCTTCCATGCGCTTGCTGTTTTGCATTCTAGGATTGCATCTTCTCCAACAACATCCCTGTCAATATTCGCGCCAATAAAAGGATAATCTGGATGAAACAATGTCTTATTCACCCGACGGACCTTTTTGCCAGTAGCTTCTGTAAACATTTCCGCAACTGTTTCCTCAAGCTTATTGCCAAGTTTAACATTAACGCGTTTTGATATGTCTTCTGGCAATACGCGCCCAGTCTTTATTGCCCATATTTTTAATTGCGAGTCCCACCGGGATAGCCCCAGCACCCCAGATGCGTCTGATCCACCGATATATTTAATTCTGTCGTCCATTATTATCCTCCTGAATAACATCAGAAAACATCAAAGGTTTATCCGGCGTAACAATTTTCATTGGCAATATTGTCACTTTGTGGTATGCGTCATTAAATTTTACAATAAATGCGTGAGCGCCATCGTTGTTATAATTCGGATTTTCGATATTGATGCAGCGTGCGTCAACGGATTTTAAAAAACTTTTAATAATTTTCATCAAATAAAAAGAGTAATGCATCATAACCCCTCCTCGTCATCGTCGTCACACTGGCATCTGTTGTCACAGCCGCAAGGTAGCGCTTCTGGCAAATCTTCTTCCCTGCCACGCGCATCAACTAGATGATTCCCTGACCCTGGCAGTTTCGGTATCATAATTTCACCTCAAAGAATTTAGTGTTTTCTAATTTCTCTTTGATCGCTGACCGAATAAACTCCCCAGCGCTCATCCGGATACCGGCACTCCGCTTGAAAACCTGCTTCTTAAGTTTCTCAGGAATGCGGACAAACAATCTGTCGTTGCAAATTTCTTTTTTCATTAACTCCCTTTCTTTTGTGCGTACAATATAATTGTATATTAGTGAAGCATGTTGTCAAGAAAAATCACATTTATTTTTTAGCGATGTATTCGCGCTTCTGGTATACACTATCTCCCGCCGAGGAACGATAAATTTTTTGTAAACGCACGCTTAAATCCGCCGGGATATCTCTGCCTAAAATTAAAAGATTTTTAACGCGCCCCATAACAATTCCGTCTTCGCCTTTTGGTCTGTATCCGTCTTTTTCAATCCACATCACAAGTTCTTTTGCTTTCTCGTATTTCATACTTTCTCCTTATGGTTTCGAGGACTCTTTCGAGTATTGTGTTGATTCTTTCAACTGGCTGGTTAAGAATTGGTCTATTCTGTCCGTCTGGACTATCCATATTTTCTGTGCGTTGAACATTTTGCATATCATCCTCAGTTTCTGTTTATCTTCCGGGCTAATCTTTATATCGTTCAACTTCGACCTCCTTGATAAATGCGGGGTCAGCGTTGGAGAATGCGTAAAATTGCGGTTCAAATTTCAGGTCTACATATCCGGTTGAGCCGTCGCGGTTTTTTGCAATAAATACTTTATAATGACTAATATCTTTTTTCTCTGCGTATTTGTGCGGCCAGTGCAGTAACAGGATTAGGTCTGCATGTTCTTCGATAAACCCGGAGCTTTTGAGTTGGTGAGGTTGCGGTTCTACGGTTTTATCTTCATGGACTGTGCGGTTAATTTGGGAGCAGATTATACCGGCAAAGTTTTTTCGGATTGCCATTTCGCGGAAGTGGCGGATATATTCATTTATGTTTTCAAGCTGATTTTTGCCTTTGTTTGCGATTGATTGGATGTAATCAACAATTACAACATCAGGTTTTAAGTCTGTTGTGGACAAAAGCTCATCAATGTCCTGCCAAGTTTTTCCCAACATATCATTGATAATTAGAGGCACATTCTTAACGCCATGTTCAAACGAGTCTAGTTTTCCGATATCATCAGCTACTGCTCCGCGGAATGCGCGGATATTATCAAAGCGTTGTTGGTAACAGAACAGGCGCGCGCCGATTTTCTCAACGGTCATTTCCAAACTTAAAAATAGCACTGTGTGTCCTTGGTCCGCCAAGTCAAATGCGACTTGGGTGGCTAAGGCGCTTTTTCCTTGGCTGGTTCTTGCTCCGATAACGGTCATGGCTTTGCGCGGGATGCCCCAGATTTTCTCATTCAAATCCGGAATGGTTGTTATTTCAAGGTCTGGTTTCTTATTTCTTGATAACAAAAACTCGCGTATTTCCGGTATTAGGTGCCGAAGATACTTGACTTCCGTGATCTCTTTGGTATTGGTCTGAGGCATTTTTAATCTCCTGTTCGTATAATTTAATAATAATATATATAGGGTCTGCTAAATCAAAGCGTTTTTCAGCCATTCTAGCCAGATACCGCAGGCGCATGTGAGCAAGCTCTGTTTTGAATTTTGTTATATAATCCAGATCTTCTTGTTTATATTGGTTTAGATCCACCGCTACAATGCCCTTCTTTTTGGCTAGGTTGCCATTTCTAGCCACTTTTGGCGGTTTAAACACCACAATACGGGTTTTTGCTTCTAAACATGTGCTTTTTCATCCCGTAAAGCCCAATTCAAAATAGTGTGATAATGTGATTTGTAGGTGTTTTCTTTCCCAAACTGCAACATATAATTGTTTAAATTGTATATTTTCTTCTTGGTTTCTTCTTCGCCAAAGCGGGCTACAAGTTTTCTATGCTCTTCTTGGGATATATAAACGCATGTGAGGTGTAGATCCTTGCCCTCACGCGGGTCTTTTTTCGGTTTTTTGGTCTTGCTATATATATTTTCTTTTTTAATTATATTTTCATTTTCATTTTCATTTTCCATATGAGTGTCCATATGAGTGCTCATATGAGGATTCATATGAGCTTTATTTGTGGTAAAAGGTGAATTATTCTTTCTTGACTTTGTCCAATTACGGCGTTTGATAATCTCATTTTCGAGTTTTTCATTATAAAAATTCCCTTCTGTATCTGTTTTAAACTTAAATTTAAGCTTTTTATCCCACAATTCGATGTCAACCGACAAAATTGTTTCAATATCATCCTTACTTAACCGTCTTGGGAATTGGTTAAATTGAGCCATAAGGAGGTCCATATAGGCTCCTTTATGGTGGCGGTTGAATGTCATGGTTCCTCCAAGCCAGTCACCTGGGTAGAACAGAAATGCGGGGTCTTTAGCCATTGTTTAGTCTTTCTAAAAGGTTCGACCAGACATTACCGAGAGGTTTTAATCTCTAACGCTGGTCAGCGCGGCAAGAGGTCTGGTCAATAGAATAAAAAAAGAAATCCCAGCCGGTTTAAAAATCCGCTGGGTTTGTTAATTTGTGATAACCTCTTTTGCTGACCATGGCTTAATATTATCATTTTCATTTTCTGTGTCAAGAGAATTTAAAAATATTTTGGAACACTTGTCTATTACACCAAATGGCTGTTTGGTGTAAGTTTCTTCAAAAACAATTTCATAAAATTTTTTACACAGAAAAATAAATTGCTGTTAATATTTTATCAGGCAAAAGAATCGCGCCTTTTATATAGATTATTTCAAAATCCTCGTCGAGGTGTGTATGAAAAAGTCAAAGAAGAAACGCAAAGGCGGTTATTAAAATGCCAGGCGGTCGCCCACCAAGATTTAAAAATCCAAAAGATATGGAAGTTTTAATTGACAAATATTTTGTTGATTGTCCGGATTATCGGCAAGTTGTCAATGAAGGGATTGTCACGCGTGTTCCGTGTCCGACAATTTCCGGGATGTGTTTATATTTGGGTTTTTGTGACCGCCATGCAATGTGGGAGTATGAAAAAAAGCCGGAGTTTTCCGCCGCAATAAAAAAAGCGCGTGAGAAGATTCGCGGAGTTTACGAGGCAATGTTGCATTCATCAAGTCCTACTGGAGCAATTTTCGCGTTAAAGAATTTAGGGTATTCTGATCGTCAACCAGGTGAAGAGGGCGGTTCCGTTGTCAACCAAACAATCACAGTTATCTACGGGGCAGTTCCAAAAGCAGTCAAGGGTCAACAGGGTTCAAGTGCCGTTGCCGATATTCAACGATTCGATCAACCAGTGGCAGCTTGAAGTTTTGCGTGATTTCGACTCTAGTTTTTGGAGATTTGCTTTATTAAATTGGCATCGCCGGGCGCGCAAGAGCACCCTAGCGATAAACCTGCTTATCCGAGAATGCACGCGGTATCCAAAGCGTCGTTACGGGTATATCACCTCCACATATACCGCAGCAAAGAATATTATTTGGCGTGACCCACAGATGTTAAAGCGGTATTTACCTGAAAGTTTAGTTGTCCGGACCAATGAGAGTGAGCTTTATGTTGAGTTTACGAACGGTTCGATTTTGTCTATCCATGGGTCTGATAAGCCGGACAGTTTGCGTGGTGTTGATTTCTCTGGGGTTGTGATGGATGAGTTTGCTTTGATTAAGCCGATGGTGTGGGAAGAGATTATTCGTCCGATTATTGCGCAGTCTTCTGATAGGTGGGCGATGTTCACATTTACGCCGAAGGGTAGGAATCACGCGTTTAAGTATTGGACTAGGGCGAAAGATGAGATTGGCTGGCGCAGGTATGAATTAAAGGGTGAGCAGAGTTTGATTATCCCGCGTGAAGAGTTGGATGCGTTAAAAAAAGAGATCCCGGCGCGCACATATGCCCAGGAGATTCAGTGCTTTCCAAAAGGAACAGACATCATAACAGCAGATGCTGTGAAGGATATTTCTGAGATAGTTGTTGGGGACTTTGTTTTAACGCATTCAGGTAGGTTTAGAAAGGTTCTGAGGACTCATTGTAGGCAGTATGAAGGAGACATGTTGAAGGTTTCTAGTTATGGCAATCCAAGAGATATTATTTCTACTCCTGAGCATCCCTTTAGAGTTTTTAAGAATAAGAAATGCCACCATTGGGTTAATGCTCAAGACTTAAACTTAAAGGATAGATTAGTCTTTCCAAGGATTTTAAAGGGAAATTATAAGATAATATCAGAAGGATTGACCAAGTTATTAGCGTGGTTTATATCTGAGGGAAGTTTTAGTAAAAGCAATGTTTGTTTTAGCTTAAATATCAATGAATCCTTAGAGAGGGATGAGATTGTTGGTATCCTAAAAGAGATAACTAATAAAAGAATACAAGAATATATTGCGAATGGAAGTCGCACAATAACAATAACCGACTGCGAATTAGGAGAGTTTCTTGTTAAACATTGTGGTAGTGGTGCAAAAAACAAGAAGATCCCATTTAGTTTAATAAAAGGGCATGAAGAGCTGTTTTATAATACTCTGATCCTGGGAGACGGTTGTAAGGTGACAGAACAGCGGGACACATATGTCACTGTCTCAAGATCATTGGCTTATCAAGTTCAATTATTAGCACATTGTATTGGATATAAAAGTGGATTTTGTATTCAAATAAAAAGACCAAGTAATATACGGGGGAGGGTAATTAAAGGTGGTGGGGAGTATTATACAGTTAGGATTGAGAAGTCAGAGAACAAGAAACATCTAAAAATTCAGAGACATAAATACAATATCTCAGCGCCAATAAACAAGATTGAGAAAATACAATATTCTGGTTTGGTATATAATTTTGAGGTGCAAAACGATAATAGTTACACAGCCAATGGCAGATCAGTGCATAATTGCGAGTTCAACGAAGATTCGGCTGGCGTTTTTCGCGGTGTTGATAACTGTGTTCATGGCTCGTTAAAGGGCAAAGAGCTTGGTTTGACATATGTGACAGGTGTTGATTTGGCGAAGAGTGAGGATTATACGGTTGTTTTGACAATATGCCGTGAGACACATGAGGTTGTTGCGATGCAGAGGTTCAATCAGATTGATTGGTCTGTGCAGAAGGAACATATTATTGGTGAGACAAAGAAGTATAACAGCATGGCAGTTGTGGATGCGACAGGTTTAGGCGATCCGATTGTAGAGGATTTAATAAAGTCCGGGGTCAATGTTTTGCCGTATCATTTAACATCGCCATCCAAAAAAGAGTTGATTGACAGGTTGGTTATTGCCATTGAGCAGCGTTTGATTACATTCCCTAACATTGAAGTTTTGATTGATGAATTAAAAAATTACACATATGAGATTTTGCCGTCACGGAATTTAAGGTATACCGCGCCTGAGGGCATGCACGATGATTGTGTTATTGCGTTGGCTTTGGCGGTTTATGGTATGCGCAATTTTATGTATGGCAAGAGAATTGAGACGAAGCCGCGCAGGCGATTGCAGGGGTCAATGATTGACAACGCGGGGGTTTCTTTTGCGAGTGCCTAAATTAGTTAAGTATTTTTTCTTAATGTTTCTATTTTGGTATGCGTGGTGTCGGATGATAGGTTGGATGTCAGATCAAAGGGAGTATAACGAGAAGGTATATCGCGATGAATTATAAGAAAGATCAGATTCCAGAAGGCGAAGATTATATAGTCCGTCCGCAGACGCCGGAAGAGCGCGAGCGATTAGACGCAACGGAAGATGTGCCTGAGTATCGTATTCAAATGAAGCTGGTTGAAGAGCAGAAGACTCGGTTAACGGACAGTTTTTTTCTTGAGTTTGATGCGTTAAAGCGTGAGCGCGAGGATTTGGGTCTGGAAAAGAAGTGGAAAGAGCGCGACAGCCAGTATGACGGGACGCTGGAGCCTAATAAGCAAATGCCGTTTAATTTGCATATGCACCAGAGCAAGATTAAGACCGATGCGATTGTCCGGGCTATTAAAGAGGCGTTTTTGGATAGTGAGCCGATTGTTGATATCTCTCCGCGTCCGGAAGCTAGCCGGAATGATGGTTATGTTGTGGCGCGTAAGCAGGCTGAGTTTATTGATTATGTTATGGATGAAGAAGTTAAAATGGAGTCTGCGTTTGATAAGGTTGCGAAGTCTGCGGTCAAGAAGTTTGTTGGTATTATGAAGTTGTGCTGGGCATATCGCAGGGAGACGCGTAAGCGCGAAGAGTCTTATCAGGGCGAAAACATCCCGCTTGATATTGTTAATGGCAATTTGGTTATTAAGAATGAAGGGTTGGAACAGTTCTTAAAGGTTTACCCTGACGCGATGGATAAGCATAAGGCGTTGGTTAAGCAGTTGATGGAAGAGAAGAAGATTGATATTGTTGTCCGGTATAAAGACACGATTGAGAATAATGCAAAGCCGAAATATGTTAAGGTTGAGGATTTTTATGTTCGCAATGCCACGGATTATTGGGATGGGTTGCGCACCGAGCATTGTGTGGTTGAGCGCGTGCAATATACATATTGGGAGCTGTTAAAGAAGCAGGATGAGGGTGAGTTTGAGAATATTGAAGCCCTGTTTAATTCTGATGATACCCAAGGGCAGGAAGGCGAAGGGAAGCTGTCTCCGGACTACAAGACAGCAACATATGATATTCTGGAAGGCACATATTACTTTAAATTAAAAGAGACGGATAAAGAAGAGGTTAAGATTAAATGCTGGTTTGGTGAGCAAAAGAAAGCTTTTCTTGGCGCCATCTTGTTTCCATATTACGCATTTGACATTGATTACATTCCTTTCTATGTTGAGCTAAATGATTATGGGTTTTATGGTGACGCGCGCAGTGTTATGAGCAATCTGCGTGACAGCAATATTGCCCAGAATGTTTTATTGAATTTGGCTTTATATGGTCTTTATATCCGCAATTCGTTGACTCCGATTGTGAAGGAAGGCTCTGAAGTTGAGGCAGCGTTTACGAATAAGACATGGCGGGTTGGCGATCCTCTGGTGGTTGATGAGTTGACTGATGATGTGAATAAGGCGATGGACTTTGTTCAATGGCCGAATGTTGATATGAATACCACGCTGGTCTTGATGGAAATGCTCAAGCGTAATGACAGCGATGTGACAAAGGTCAGCGATTTAACATCCGGGCGTGAAAGCGTTATTGACCCTAGCGCACCGGCGTCCAAGACAATAGCGTTGTTGGAACAGTCAGGTTTAGGCGTTAAAGAGTATATTCGCACATTCCTCCCTTCATTTAACATTCTTTGCACAATGTTGTTACAGCTTTATTATCAAATGAGCCAAGAGGGGCATAAGTATAAGGTGCGCCGGAAAGCGGAAGGCGTGACTGGCGAAGATCCTTTTGCCTCAATTAGCCGTGATGAAATGATTGTAAAGACCAATGTTCAGGCTCGGGCTTCCTCATTCGTCTTCGATAAAGTAAATGAAAAAGCAGAAGCGATTGCAGCTTTGAACTTGGTCTCAAATTATCCTTACGCCATGCAGCAGCCGGAAATCCAATACGAGTCGTTTAAGATTGTTATGGAGACTATGGGGCAGAAGTGGCGGAATTTGGTTGATAAGATGCTGGGTCCGGAAGAGTTTAAAAAGCAACAGATGATGATTGCAATGCAGGCGGTTCAGGCTCTTATGCAGCAAGCTCAGACACAGGCAAAGGTGACAGGGGTTTCTCCGGATATTGGTATGGAGCAAGTGGCAGATACAGTGACTCAGGCGCAGATGGTTGCGCATAACCCGGCATTAGCGGAGCCTAAGAAATGATTGATTTAAAGTCAGTTTTCACATCAAAGTCACAGCGTGAGATTGAAGCACAGCTCAAAGAAGCTGATAGAATGATTGATTTAACCGGCGATATTGCGCGCCAGTGCTTGGATTATGATTCTTTTAAAGCTTACCGCGAGACATATAAGCGCACAGAAGAGTCTATTGTCAGCACAATGATAACTTATACGAAGAATTTTGTTGAGTCTGATAAAGGCGACACGACAAAGTATGCGTTGACAATGGTACGCTTGTTGACAAAGCTCCACACATTGCGGTATTTATTGACAAGTATTGAAGCAGATGCCCGGAAAGGACAAGATGGTGGCGTTCAAAGATCCAATCAAGAACGAGAGACAGTTTAGTAAAGCTGTTAATGATATTAAGTCAAAGCCGGTAGTTAAAAAAGACCCGGCTGGCGATATTGTCACTAATCATGTTGCTGCGGCTGAGACTGTTATCCGAATTATTCAGTTGATTCCTATGGATGAGTGGATTAAACGCGTGATGATTATGCGTATTGGAAATCCTCTTATCAATCAAAAGCCAATGTCTCATATCCAGCTTTTGTCCCAACAATCTGAGCTTCATCCCGGGCTGATTTTCTCCCGCGCTCTTCCGCAGCTCTAATGTCTGCGTCATAACGCTGACCTTTTGCCCAATAAAGAATGTCTTTCACATC